TTTTCTAAAGTCATCCCAGACTCCAGCAGCAACACCAAAGATACCTGCGTACTTAGCTGAGTTAAGCATAGCTTCTTTAGCTGCTATGGCTCCTTCTTTAGTATTTAAACCCTTGCTCATAGCCTTCATTATGTTCTGGCCTACGTCATTCCTCAAGCTGTTCATTTGCTTGTTCATGTAGGACAACATGCTGTACGCCATACGCCCGTTAGGATTGTCATGGAAAGCTTTTGGCATCGTGCTTGCACTAACGGGTTGCCACTTGTTCATAGCTGAGCCAGCAAAGTTTATAATCCAAGGGTTGCTAAGGTCTTTGCTTTTAAGTGCCTTGACTGTTGACCTAAACTCACTTTCAGTAAGCCCACGCATCCCGTCATGCTTACGAAGTTTAGCCAGAGCTTTTTCTGAACCGTCAGTAGCTAAATCAATCCCTCGCTGTACAGCAGAGTTACTTAGAATCTCTTGGCCCATTCTGTTGACAGTTTGTACACCAGTAAACTTATAGGCTTTCTGACTAAGATAGTCAACTCCACTGACAAACTTGTCACTTAGCTTAGTCCAGCTTGCTGACTGTGCTGCGTCATTCATGGCTTTCTTGCCAGTGTTAGCTACTTCACCCATGAAATCTTTGTCTAAACCTATTTCTCTATTTGATATCCAGCCTTTGTTAGCGACACCAAATTTCTCATTGAGTGTAGCCATGATAGCCTTAGGTAATGTCTTAGCCCAAGCCTTGACACCGTTTTGATAGATAGGCGCAGTAACACCTTCAGCCATGTTAAGCACAGCGTTTAACGGGTTAGCTAAAAGGGTAGCGGAAGTAACACGACGAGCAACAGCACCTACTGTGTTACCGCCTTGTTTAGACGCAATAATTTGTGACCGTAAGCCGTTACCTAAGTTAGCTGCTACAGCTTCTGAAGCGCCCTGATCTTTTGCTTCTTTTTCAATAGCGTTAATAACAACATTCAAACGACTTTGATTTTCTTTAGGTGGCTGTAAATCTTTAACGTCAATATTAAAACGAGCAGCTAAAGCCCTAGCAGCTGACACATCTTCAGCGTATTCTTTCAAAGCCTTAATAGGATTGTCATAAGCTTCGGGTCTAGCTACGCTAGTGCCTATCTTTTCTAAAGCTTTTGTAGGAAAGTAGTCGATGTCACCTTGTTTAACAAAGTCAAGATCCTGAAGAAGTTTTACCTGTTCTTCAAGGTGTCTTACCATTTGTTTTTCTTCAGTAGTTCTTGCTGCTTTAGAGAAGTCTGCCCAAGATACCCTACGGTTCTCTGTAATCTCTTTGTTCATCCGTAGCGATAATGCTTTTAACGCTGGGTTATCATCAAAAGTTTTAGCAGCGTTTAAAAAAGTAGTATCAAAGATTTCATCTATTTCACGCTGGTCATGCCTAATCATAATCTCAGCGTCTTCAGCAAGTTTAGCTGCCCTTTCGCCTACGTTTTTTACCATCCAGTCACGAGTGCTTAAGAAAATACTCCCAAGTACGCCGCTTTCTCCTTCGGGAGTCTCAATGATAATAGCGTCGTCTCTTATGTCCCTAACTTTACGAGCAGCTGTACTGGTATCATAAGCAATCCCAGGACGAGAAGATTCTTTTGCTTTGCCTACTGTTGCAAACCCTTGTTCTCCACCTATGAAACTACCTTTGCCTTTGTAAGTTTGGGCGTCAAGCTTACGAGTAGCTTCTTTAATTTCATCTGCGTTCTTTGTCAAGAAGCCGCCAGCAAGCCCACCTAAAACACCACCAGCCACTGCTCCGACGCCTGCTTCTGTTACTCTGTCTTCACCTTCGCCACTCAGAAAGCCGTACACAGCGCCTTCAGCTGCACCTAAGCCAGCTACTTTTAGCGCTCTGTCAAGCTTGCTACCAGCCTGTGCAATCTTAGCTACCCCAGCACCAGGAATAAACAAACCTGCACCGAAGCCTAGTCCAGTGATAGCCATAGACGCATTAGGGTTGTCTCGTTCAAAAGCACGTAGTTCTTCACGAGACTTCTCTATAGCTGCGTCCCAATTAGCCGCTTCTCCAGACAAGAGACGTACTGTAGCGTCTAGCTCGTCGCCAGCACCAATAGCGGACTCAAGAAAGTCCACTGTTGCTGACCTAACTACAGAGTATTCAGTGTCTTCTTCTCTTTCTGGCAAAGAAGCAGTAAGCCAGCTACCTGTACTTTGTTGCTTTTGTTCCGGAGATTCAGTCAACCAACTCATTTATTTTCCTTACCGTGGCAAAGCAGCCATGCGTTGTTCCCTAGTTCCAAGAGCAGCCATACGCTCTTCCCTAGTCCCTAGTTCATCACTGAAGCGTCTCTTTTGCTTTGCTATACGCTGGTCCAGTATATCAAGTTCTTCAGGAGGAAAGTAAAAATCAATGTCTTCTTGTGTAGCTCCTGCTTCTTTTAATAAACGTATAACTTCTTCTTTACCAACCTTTTCTACATCTTCTTGTAAGGCACGAACACTAAGTTTTCTGCCGCCTATCGTTCGGAATGGACTGTCGTCAGTCTCTTCTTCTTCAACAGGCTCTTCACCTGTCAAAGCAGCAAGCTGTTCTATTAGTCGTTTCTGGTCAAGGTTGTAAAGATATTCAGCTTGTTGTCTAATTTTATCCTCTGTTATGTCTTCTCTGTCCAACATAGAACTAACTTGACGACGCGCTTCTTCAAGATATTCAGAAGACATGGGCAATCCTATTTGTAGCTCTAATTTTTTAATCTCTTCTTGTTTTCTTCTTTCTTCACTAACCCCTCTATTATACTCTGAGATAGCTAACTGATTGGAGAACATTTTTAGCTGACTCTGTAACTCGTTTTCTAGTCTCTTAGCTCTGATCCTTGCACCAGTGTTCCACTGCTTACCGTCCCAACCATCTTCAGATACTTTTGTGTAAGCATCTAAAGTAGTTTTTAAGTTCTTTCGAATTTCTTCTGGAAGGTTGTTTACCTGCTCTGTGTAGTAATCTACACTAGGAGCCATCTTACGTTCTATACTGTTTTCTTCAAACTTAGCCATATTCTCTGCACTTTGTAAAGCAGAGTTAGCAAACTTCTGAGCAGCTTCTGTATACTCACCAGCACCTTCAATAATAGCATTAAGTGCTTTCGTGTCTCCTGCTTCAACAGCATCTAAGATACTTGTTCGATTAGAGTCCAGCCATTGTTCAGCTTTGCTGTCTTCCTGAGCCTGTTCAAACCTCCAAGTGTCCATTTGGTACTTTTGGTATTGTTGCATAGCTTCGGGGTCTTTCTGAAGAACTTCTAGTCGTTGCTGTAGCACTGCTTTTTTAGGCCCAAGCAACGCAGGATCTTGAAGCATTTGCTCAATATTAACTAACTCTCTAGCTTTATTACCTATAGAAACTTGTTTTGCTCCTGGTATTTTGCCTTGAAGATTAGTAATGGCTCGCTGATAATTGTTTTTTTCTTCTAAGGTTGTTGCAGCGTCCCTAAGCCTACTAAGTTCTGTAATCTTTTTATTAAGCTCTTCGACATTACCTTCTATAGCGGCTGCTGTTCCTTGTTCAGCAGTTTGAGCTAATTGGTTAAAACGTGCTAATTCTTCTTCACGTCTTTTGCGTTCTCTGATCTGCCCAGGAACACCACCAATGGCTTGTCCTAAGCCAAATAAGCTTTCGGTCATTTGGGGACGAGCTAAGCCAGACAAAAATCCTTGTGAAAATGTAGCCATTATGTGTTCTCCTTTAGCTAAACAAGCCGCCTAATGCTGCTTGAGCTATGTTACTGCCGAAACCACCCGCTAAGTTAGCTTGTGCTTGTCCTGATGCCAAGAGAGCTTCCAAACCTGTAGCGTACGTTTCACCGTACGTGCCTGCTTGCTGTGCCAGGGCTTGTCTGTAGCGTTCTGCAGCAGTCATGCCGGGCTGTAGTGCGTTCAACAACTGAGCCTGTGGTACGTAACCAGCGCCCATCAGAGCCTGTAAGTTAGAGATGTCACCAGCTTGTAGCTGTGAAGGCAAACCAGCAGCAGTTCTAGAAATGCCAAAGAGACCTTCTGCTAAACCAAGTCTACCCTGCTGTAACTGTTGTTGTGCTGTGGCAGCACCTATGTCGGCCTGCTGTAAACCAAGTAGTTGTCGTAGTCTTTGTTGTTCTAATTCGGCACCTGCTTGAGTACCAGCTAAACCCAACTGACTTAAACCTAAGCCTCTTTGTAATGCCTGTGACTCTAAACCAGAGCCTAGCTCAGCTAACTGCCCTGTTTGACCAGCAAGACCCAACGCTTGTTGAAACGCACGTTGTTCTTCAGCACCTGCCTGCTGCATAGCCATAAGTGCAGCCTGATTTTGTGCTTCTTCCTGTGCCCTGGCTAGTGCAAACTGTTCCGGAGTCCCGCCAAACTGTGCCGTACGTACGCCTAAACGCCCTTGAGAGGCTAAGCGTTGTTCCATAGCAAGCCGTTGTCTTTCTTCTTCCGGCGTTTGTACAGCCCTGATTCTTTCGTATACTGCTTGTTCACGATCAGCAAGAGGCTGCATAAGGCCACCAGCGGCTTGTCCTGCAAGTCCAGCGTACTGTTGCCTAAGTGCTGCAAGGTCTTGTGGTGCTGCTGCTCCTGCCAACCTAGCTTGACCACCAGCTAAAGCAGTCTGTGTTACTCCTTCTAAACCCGTGGGCGCACCCATACCTGCTAATTGCTGACTAAAAAGACTACCCACACCTGCTCGTTGCAGAGCCATTGGCAAGTCCTGAGTACCTACACCACCTAAAGTGGTTCCTGCTTGTTGTAAAGCAGCTGCTTGTAAAGGATCAAACGCAGTAGTTCTAGCAGCAGCAGTAGGAAGTAGTCCTGCAGCACCAGCTTGTAAACCAGCGGCTAGGGCTTGTTCTTGTGGAGACGTTTGTAAACCGTACTGCATCTGACCCGTAACTGGGTCTCTAGTCATACCGAACTGACCACCAGTGGCTGAGGTTACGGTATATGGTTGAAACTCCAGCATACCCTGTAGTCTTTCCGAAAGACCTCCTGGACCAGCAAACTCACCATAAGCACGTTCACCGATTGCACCAATGTCTTCGTAACCTTTCTGTGCTAAAGCTAAACCAGCTGTTCCAAGACCCAAAGCAGCTGCAGTTTGGGCAGCAGTGCCTTCTTTACCGCCTATGGATGCTAAAAAATCTGTAAGACTAAAAGCCATTAGTAAGTTCCTCCGTTAATGGTCCCTGTTGCCAGCGTACCACTAAAGGTTAGCGCAGGGATTGTCACAGTCCCAGTAAACGTAGGACTTGCTAAGTCTGCTTTAGTTGCAATCGCTGTTGCAATGTCGTCAAACTCAGTTTCAAACTCAGTTCCTTTAATAATCTTGCCGCTGTCACCAGAAGGTAAACTATCCTTAGCAGCAAAATCAGTAGTTTTAGTATAGTTACTCATATTGTTTTACCTACCAGTGCAAGCACGTTGATTTCTTGTAAAGATAACTGTTCTCCATTAATATCGGCTTCCATACCGATAGTCAATGTACCGCCGCTGCCGTTAGTATTGACAGCTGTTCTAGAAGTAAGCTCACCGTCAGAAAACTGACCTACGTTGAACTCGTCTACTCCGTACTCTGCTGTTGCTTGACTGCTAAGGGTCAATATAGCAGAACTGTACGCAGATCCAAAATCATAAGTCCACTTCATAAAAACAGTAGCGTTACTACCACCTACAATAGTAGGTCTTATTTTCTTCAGGAACTTAATCTTAGAAGGGTCTCCAAAAGTTAAATCAGGACTAAAGTACTTAAAACGATAGGTACTACCGTTGTCCTGGTGTCCGGTGTACGTACCTATGCCAGCTGAAGATCCAATAAGCAAGTCCCCATTGTCTTTTCGCTCATAACAAGTAAACCCTGTGCCGGGCCAGCGTGTTACTCTGTACGCTCCGTTTTCAATAGTACCCCTAACGTCAAAACAAAGAGTAATGTCTTGTGTAATAAAAGTTAGCAAGTAGAAGTTTTCTTCTGGGTAATAGACAGAATAAAAAGTCTCACTAGGGTACGTTAGAAGATTTATGATGTCCTTTGTTATTGTCCCTGACAAACTGCTGATGGGCATTGACTTCTCTTGTATCGTCCTGCCGAAACTCTTAAGTCCAGTCTGGGACAAAAACAAAACGTCAACACCTGTGTACTGCACAGTGTCTCTGTCCACACAACCGACACCTGCTACTGTGTCCGAAAGAACCATAGTAGCCGGAGCATCTGCACCAGAATAAACTACGATGCTTCTTTTGCCAAAGATAATCAACAGGTTGTTATGTGCAGCCAGTGCTACAATCTCGTCGTACCCATCAGGCCAAACTTTAGAAACATCAATAGATCCTGACGTACCGCCAGACCAGTCATGGCCTATCAAAAGATCAGACCAGTAAACTGTGGACTTGTCTGCTGAAAAATCAGCTGTCCACAAACGCCCATAAGCTGCTAAAACCTCGTTACCGTACATAGCAGAAGTAACACCTGCTGCGCCAGAAACAGTGCTAAGTTTAGCTACAGCTTCTGACGTGCTGTCATAAACTAGAGGCTCGTACCCACGTTGAAAAAAGTAAGCTTTGTCATTAAAGTTTACTATCTTCCATCTGTCACTTGTTATAGTGTAACTACCTGGGCTTTCGTCAACTAAAGTAGTAGTACCACTGAGGATCTTGTTGTTACCGACTGAAAATATTTTTGTATTTCCTGCGTCGTCTCTAAATTCTTTTATACTTCTAAGCGTTGAAGATCCTAAAGAAGTACTAACATTAGTTGAAGTGTACGTAGCAGTTGCAGCGGATACACTACCAGTGAGTGTTTCGGAAGCAGTAAAAGTCCCTGATCGAGTGTTTTCAATTAGAAACACAGTGCCGCTGTATATCTGTTTAATTGTAGCAGTAGCTGCTGAAGTACCACCAGTAATTGTTTCGTCTGCTTGAAAACCAGTAGTGCTGTCGACTATTACGTACTCATAAGCCGCATTAGTTAAAACACTAAGTCCTTTACGAGCAGCAATACGGCCTCTTTTGTCAATTACAGCGTTATCCGCTACTTCGGCAAAAGACGGATCTTGAGCCATAGGAGCATCTTCGGTATTAATACCTTTGAAGCCCGGAGCTACAAGATTAATGCTTTTAAGTTCTTGTGCCATACAAGTGTGCCTTACGGTGTATAGAAGATTGTTTCTTCTGGGTGTCTACCAGCGTCCTGTGCAATAGCG